TAATTTTTGGAATTCCGAGACTAAATGATAAGTTTGTTGCCACTCCAACAGCACCATCACAAATTCCACTAACTGTGGCAATTCCTGAAACAGTTATTGAATTTCCAGTAGAACTTATACTATCAACCCTATTAAAAGTTTCATCTGATCTGTTGGGAGATTGATATCTTATTATAGACCCAACCTTAATTGTATTAAAAAATTTCCCCGGAGAAGTTACTACTCCACCAGAGGTGATGTTAATAGTATCGGAAGCATTAAATCCAATTGGAATCTGCCTGTCTAATACAGAATCTCCAATAAAAGCAGTTGTAAATCCAGATGTTGATGTGGGTTGATATACTTGCTTAATGTCTTCACTATTATATGCAGTAATATTGGCAATAGATCTGGGGTATAATTCTAGACCATTAATAATAATTTGTTCGCCTATAATAAAAGTTCCTGATGTTTGCCTAACTTTAATTGTGCTACTAGATCCAGAATCAACTAAAAATCCATTAGCACCACTACTTTTACCTTTAATAAAATAGGAAGTTGAAAATCCTACAGATGAAACTGGTGCATTTAATTCTAATAAAGTGTATGTTTGTATGTCATAAAGATATAAATCCCAATTAGTAGTTGCTCCAGAATAAGCAGCATCGGTTAATCTAAAGTTATAAACTCTGGCATCTCCAATTTTAGTATTTGAAGATGGATTCCCAGAAGAACTTCTTCTTACAGAATGAAGTTCTATAGATTCATTTTGTTTTGGAGATCCAGTTATATTATTAATTCTCAATAAGTTTCCCATTTCAAAAGGAATATTTACATTTCCTTCGTTTTGAGTTTCTCTTGGTTTACTTACATCCAAAATAGTGGTTGTAACTTTTTCAATATCATAACCTTTTACATATGCTTTTCCTGGTGATAATTTTACACACATTAAATCATCAGATGGAGTATTTCCAGACTCAGTTTTTTGATTTTCAAAAAATAATCCGTTATTTCCAAGTCTACTATTTAAAGAATTATGTAAAGAAATTTTAAATGGTTCTACGGAATAATTACCGGATTCATCAAAAGTTCTTTGCGCTAAATAATCTCTTATTACAGAATACTGAGTTTTGGTATTAAATTTTTTAATCTCGCCATTTTCAATTCTAAGTATTTCAATAAAGTCAGTATCGTTTTCTACACTATCAATGGTTTTTTTGGTGAGGGATAAACCTATTTTAAATCTATCTGCTCCAGGGGCAGCATAATTTGTAAATCCTTTTGAATTATCATAAAGAGAAGAATCCTCTTTAGCAGTTATAATTTCTTCAGATACTTTAAGTCCTACTCTATATGATGGTGTATTTGTATAATAGTCTAGAACAATAGTTTGCTTGGATACCCTTGCAAATGCACCTCTTACGAAATAAATCCCATCATCGATGGAAGCAGCAGATCCTGTAGAAGTGGCATCTGTAGGTATCAAAGATGCAAAAGGAGTTCCCGATGCGATTGTAGTGTTTCCATAAACAATACTTTCACCAGACACCAATGATTCACCATCTTGAAATGGATTGATATTAAAATCATTGTCAGAATCAATATATTTTACATACAGTGTAACATAATCTAAGTTATTGGTTGAACTTGGTATTTCAACCTTTTGAACAAATGCAGTGATTCCCGAAATTTGACCTTCTACCAATTTTCCTACATATTGTTCAATATATGCGGATATGTTAACTCCAAAAGAAGTGGAATTTAATTTGACAGCAAAGAAGTTAGGATCATAAGTAGTGCTTCCCGGAATTACTACTGATCCTTCTTTAAAAATATGACTACCAAATGACTCAATTTGGTTTTGTAAAATTGATTGAATATTATTTAATTCTCTTGCCTGTACTGGTCTTCCTGGATTGAAAAGAACTTTGTAGAAGTTCTTTTCAGAATCGAAGTCATCAAAATATGGACTTACATTTAGATTTGTCTTTTGTGCCATTTTTTAGAATTCCAGGATAATTTTAATGTCTTCTTTTTGTCTAATGTTGCGAGAAACGAGAGGTCTATTATCAATATAAATTATATCTCCCGTCTTTTTATTTATCTCGGGATTTGCAAGTCCATCTGTAAATTCAATCCCTAAGTTTATAATTGAACCATTAACTGTTGTAGTAATTCCAGTTAAAGATGAAATTTGAGTTCCATTAAATCCACTACTTTCACCAACAATAGTTCCTCCAGTATTGCTGAAATTTGCATTAGCGTTTCCTGATGTTGAAACTCCAACATAGTCAGTTTGATCATGGGTTGATCCATAATACAAAGATCTATCTCTAAAGTATTTTAAGACTTTTGTATCAGAGTCATATGATGCAACATATCCAACTGCAATTGTTGTAATACCTGAAGAAGTAATTATTTGACTAATTTTTTCTCCAATTGTTGGTGGGATATTATTTACTGTAGAAAAGTTAATTGCATAAAGACCTGAGAATTGGGAGTCTGTAAAAGTCTCAATTCCTACAAATTTTGATGGATTTTTTAATATACCAATCTGACAAAACTTGGTATTGACTGGAAAGTCTCTAGAAGAATCATCAAATCTACTATAAATCATCACCTTATCAGCACCCAGTTCTTTATATAAATCATATCCATGACCTTTAGAGGGTGGAATTATTGGAATAAGTTTTGCTGGATTTGAAATATTTCCAGATGGTTGAATAGATCCCAAGTCAACTATCCCATAAGTATATCCTTTACCACCAGAAACTACTGTAGTATTGATGATTTCTCCATTGGAATTTACCTCTACAGAAACTTCTCCACCAGTCCCATTTCCCAAAATAGAAACAGTATGAGATCCCTGAGAATAATTTTTTCCTGGTTTATCAATATAAACAGTCTTTATTTGATTATCATTTACTTCAGAGTTTCCATTTTCTCTTACCGAAACAATTTGAGAATCAGTAGAAGTACTCCAATTATTGGGGAGAGTAATATATTCTGTAGAATCAAATTTTACAATATCTCCAGGAGAAACTGTAAATAAGTATTTCCAAAAATATCCATCACCACCAGTTCCTGCTATTGAGGGTTCAAAATCAGTGTGTGTTGGTTCGTACAAAGACTGATTTCCTGATGTATTAATTCCACTCGATCCATTTTTAGTGCAAATATAAACTTTATAGTCACTATTTAAGACATAATATTCAGAATCATATAATCTTGCTCTCTTCGCTACTGGACTAAGGTTGTTAATACTGTAGTCATGCCTATACATATCATATTTCTTACCTCTTACCCAATCAACTCTTTTTACAACTCTTCTTATACTTGATGATGTAATTTTTTTTCCAAAAAGAAGAGTATCTTCATACTGAGTTAAATAATCTAAATTATCTATAGGGTTTGGAACTACACCATTTGTTACTGGAGACCCCGCAGGAGTTGTTCCACCATCCCAATTTTCATTTCTACCAAATCCAGTATATCTGTTTGGGTTAGTTAAACCAACCCAAACATAATATGAATCATTATCTACTGATTCTATAAAATTAGTAGCATTCAGAATTCTAAATTGATCTGTTACAAGTGCAGACATTTATATTGCTGTTTTTTTATATTTATATGAGATTAGGTTATCACCTTATCTTTTTTTACTAAAGATCCATTGTTTCTCAATCCAAATCCTCTTCTCTGTATAACTGGATAAGTTGAAAGACCTGCACTATATCCTTCACTACTTATACCTATACTGGATGTGTATCCAGTAACAGCAATTGATATTGGTGATGAAGATCTGGTAAATCCAGATAGTCTACCCCAACTCATTCTTCCTACAGGATAATTAAGAGTTCCGGTAGTTGCAATTCCAACAATGGAAGTATTTGATGCAATATTGCATGTTATAATCCCTGTAGTAGAATTAAATGCGTGAACTTTATAGATATTATTTAAATGTGATGTACTGATTGCAACAATATTAGAGTTTGAAGAATCAATGGATGTTACTCCACTACCAACACTAGTATTTGAAATATAAACAGGATATCCAACTTGAAGATCTGGTGGTGATGGATTTAAAGTAAATTTGAGTGCTAAAGGTACTCCAATTCCTGTAGTTGTAGCAATTCCAACAACAGAAGCACTAGATCCTTTAACATCATTTACACCAGATAAAATTTCATACTGTGTAGAAAAATCTGTAGTTGCTATTCCAACATTTGTGTTAGTAAACACAATGGCATTAAAACCTATTGGAAAAGTACTTGGTGATTCATTTTCATAATCAAATAATGAAGCATCATCTACAAAGATTTGATTAGTAGAATTACTAAAGTCTCCAATGATATTTGCAGTGGGATAAACTTGAGATTCAATAGAATCTCTAGACTTGGAAACAATATCACCATTAATTAATAAATCGACTTTTTGCTTAGTCCAATAAAGTGGTTTTTCATTAGTAGAATCAATTCCTTGAGAAACATATAGATTAGTTTCAATTTTATCAGATCCAGCAATATCATAAACTACTCTCTTGTCTTGAGTAATTGTATTGTTGATATTAGTATTATTGCTGAAGACCTGAACAGTATCTCCCACTTTAATGGTTTCTACTATATCTTCTTGGGTACTATCTATACCTCTGGTTCCTCTATAGAAGAATATTGCAATATTATCTTCAGGTTTTGGGGGAACTGTAAATGTGAATGATGTACCACCATTGAACTGATAAGAACTTCCTGGTTCTTGCAAAACGCCATTTGCAAAAATGAGAAGAACATTATTTAAATTTATTGACTGAGAATCAGGTAGATTTTCATCAACTTCGAAACTTAATAACTCAGAATTATAGAATAATGGGAATCTGGTTCTTATACCATCTTGATAATTTTTAATAGAATCAATATAATCCAATTCACCAAACTGCCAAGCAGCAAAAGAGTCTGTAAATGTATCAAGAACAGTTAATTCAAATTCACTAATTGGAGATGCTAATCTTGCATCTGTCACTAGTCCTACTGGTTTAAATACATCACCTCTTCTAAACCCATATCCATTTCTTGTAATTTTAAAATCTGTCACTACAAAATAAGTAGATCCTATTCCAGTAGTGGAACTTGCACCGACTTCAACATTTAGGAGTAGTCCAGATCCAGTATCTGTAGTTGCACCTACACCTAAACGAGAAACACCAATCACTGGTAAATTTTCATAGGAAGGTGATGAAACGTTGATTGTTGGATTTGAGTAACCACTACCTCCTCCAACGACATTGAAGGATAGTGTTCCTCCAGCGCCTACAGTGGCAGTAATATTCGCCGCAGACCCAGTGTGACCTGATTCTGTGACTGCTACAGAGACATTTCCCCTATATCCAGATCCAATAATATCTTGAGTGCCTAACCCTACAGATACTATAGATCCTCCAGAAACAACCGCAGTAACTGAAGCACCTACTAAAGGAGCATAACCTAAACCAGAAGTTGATCCCAATGAAACAATTATACCTCCACGAGGTAATTGATTCATGTTAATATCATAATCAGAGGTATACTGTCCAATATCGGATCTAATGCCACTAAATGTAATCGTAGTTATTCCCGCTACTATATTCTCATTGATAATATAATTATTTGAAGAATTATTCAATGTAGTTGGTGATTGGAAAATACTGTTAATAAAAACAATTCCATTTCCACCACTAGTACCCAGTCCAACAGTGTTTATTCCTTGAGAAGTTAAAATAAAAGTTTGACCTATTCC